CCCCATCAAAGAGATAAATGATACACACATAGCTCACTAAATTAATATATACCATAGTGTATATTACTCATTAAAATATATACTATAGTGTATACTACAGTATACATTGTAAATTATAAGGAACATTTTATGGAACTTGCACTACTACGAACCCTCATGGATAAAGACTTTCATGATAATCACAAGGGCATACGTTGCCCAAACAATATCTTTAGTAAGGATGGTCGTAAGGTCAAGGCTACTGTCGATGCCGCTATCACCACATATGGTAGGTCAGTTACGCCTATAGAGGTGGAGGCACTGTTCTTCTCTAAGAACCCTACGCTAACTACAGCACAGAAGGGAGCCTTTCAAACTATCTTTGATCAGGTAGACAATGAAGTTGTCATGGGTGCAGACATAGCAGGTGATGTACTGTCCGACATGTTCCGACAGCAGGTGGGTGAAGAGGTAGCCAACCTTGGATTTGAATACGTTAATGGTGAGCATCTATCGCTTGAGCCATTACGTGCGATCCTTGAGAACTACAATGAAGACTTTACACCTAACCTATCAGTCGAGTGGGCTGACATTGATATGGACTCACTGCTTAAGAAGTGTGACCTTGAGGCTCAGTGGACATTTAACCTGCCTACCTTGGCACGTAAGGTGGAGGGTATCAATGGTGGTCACCTTATTATGATAGGTGCTAGACCTGAGACAGGTAAGACTTCAAGCCATGCGTCATTCATTGCTGGCCCTAAAGGTTTTGCAGAGCAGGGCGCACAGTGTCTAGTCTTATGTAATGAAGAGGCAGTACACAGGGTAGCAGCACGTTACCTTAATGCATCCACAGGCATGACACTTAATCAGATACGTGACAATCCTGCATCAGCTACTGCTAAGTACCAGCGTATCAAGGATCATGTTAAGTTTATTGATGCAACAGGTAAGGATATGGTTTGGGTAGAGTCTGTTATTAAATCCTATACACCTGATGTTGTTGTACTAGACATGGGAGATAAGTTTGCTAGGCTTAATGGTGCTGCCCGTGAGGACATTATGCTCAAGGCAAATGCTATCTATGCCAGAGACATTGCCAAGCAATATGAATGTGCTGTATTCTATATGTCACAGCTAGGTGCGGAAGCAGAGGGCAAGGTAATCCTTAACCAATCTATGATGGAAGGTTCCAAGACAGGTAAGGCATCAGAGGCAGACCTTATGTTACTGATTGCAAAGAACCCTGCACTCAGTGAGGATGATGCTATTGAAGACCCTATGCGTCATATCAACATAACTAAGAATAAACTATCAGGGTGGCATGGTAAGGTTACATGTATGCTAGATGGAAGGATTGCAAGGTATGGAGTTTGAACAGTTTGAATTATTCGTAGATAGATTTAATGTAGAGGAAATGGAGGAGTCTGACACTAAGATATGTTCTAAATGCGTCAATGTCTTACCCCTACATGCCTTCTCCACCGCAAGTGGGGGTTCGTACCTAAGGCCAGAGTGTAAGGTGTGTGCCTCCGACTTAGCCAAGGTACGTAAAGGGCTTAAGGATTTGCATGGACAGCCTCCCGAAGGATACGAGTGTCCTGTTTGCTTATGTGATGAAGCACAGGCAGAGGGTAAGGGGGGTAGTGCAGGTAGATGGGTGTTAGACCATTGTCACAAGACGGATGATTTCAGAGGTTGGCTATGCCATAGTTGCAACAGAGCATTGGGCTGCTTCAATGATGATGTTCCACGAATGAAGAGAGCAATTAAATATATTAGGGGGCAGTTATGATTACAGTATTGGATGTGGAGAATACAACCTGCAAGAGGGATGGTAAGCAACACTTCGATCCCTTCGAGGCAGAGAATGAGTTGGTAATGATTGGTATGTTATATGAGGATGCTAGTGGTGTTGCTATTGAGTCAGTAGTTACATTTAATCATTCAGATGTACCACCTACCGCATGGGGAACTGCCATTACTCAGAACCTATTGGATGCTACTACCCTACTCATATGCCACAATGCAGTGCATGACCTTACATGGATATGGGAATGTGGATTCAGGTATGACGGAAAGATATACGACACTATGTTAGGTGAGTACATACTTAACAAGGGTGTCAAGTCTCCTCTTAACTTAGGCTTTGTATCTGCACAGTATGAACTGGAAGAGCAGAAGCTTGATACTATGTCCGACTACTGGAAGTCTGGTACATCTACAAAGGACATTCCCTTTGATGAACTGGACGAGTACCTACGCTACGACTTGCGCTCTACTCTTGGTGTCTACAAGAAACAGATGGCAAGGTTTGCCAATGACGAGAACAGTAGTATGCAGTCTGTACTAGATCTTACTATGGATACTTGCTATGAACTGGCACTGATCTATAAGCGAGGCATCAAGGTAGACATGGTAGAGTTGAACAAAGTAAAGACTGAGTTTGAAGAAGAGAGGGCTGAACTATCAGAGGAACTAAATGAGTTCGTAGCTGAGTTGATGGGTGATACACCTGTAAACATTAACTCACCAGAGCAGCTATCAGCACTAGTGTTCTCTCGTAGACCTGTAGATAAGAAGTTGTGGGCCTTGAGTGTTAACGTATTCATGTCTGACTCTGCATTCAAGGATGCTATGAAGTCTCAGTGTGGCCCTGTCTATAAGACTAAGGCTAGCAAGTGTGTCATATGCAATGGCACTGGCATGGTTCAGCATCTTACTAAGAAGGGTACACCTCGTAAGAACAAGAACATCTGTCAGTCATGTGACCGAAAGGGCTATGTACTCACACAGACTAAGGTGTTGGCAGGACTTAAGTTCACACCACCCAAGGCTACATGGGCTAGTGCTAGTGGCTTCAGTACAGGTAAGGGAATCCTTGAGACACTTGAGGCTACAGCTAGAGGCAAGGGCATGGAGCGTGAGGGTAACTTCTTAAAGAAGCTGCGTAGACTTAACGCTATTGAATCATACCTATCCTCCTTTGTAGGTGGCATAGAGAAGTACACCAAGGCAGATGGTATGCTGCATGTACAGTTGACTCAGCACATTACCTCTACTGCTAGACTGTCAGGTCGTAACCCTAACATGCAGAACATGCCAAGGGGTGGTACGTTCCCTGTTAAGCGTGTGTTCATATCACGATGGAAAGGTGGCAAGATAATGGAGGCTGACTTCGGGCAGCTAGAGTTTCGTGTAGCAGCTTACCTGTCTCAGGATAAGACGGCTATCAAGGAAGTCATTGAAGGCTTTGATGTACACCAATACACGGCAGACATTATAACTAATGCAGGTCAGTCAACGGGGCGACAGAATGCTAAGATGCATACGTTTGCCCCATTGTATGGAGCGTCAGGCTATGGTCGTACACCAGCAGAGGCAGAGTATTATACTCACTTCATGCATAAGTATCGTGGCATAGCAGAGTGGCACAAGAAGTTAGCCACTGAAGCATTGTCAGAGAGAAAGATTACAACACCTTCGGGTAGGCAGTTTGCTTTCCCCGATGTGTCAAGAAGGCGTGATGGTACTGTTACAAACTTTACCATGATTAAGAACTATCCTGTTCAGTCATTTGCTACGGCAGATATAGTGCCAGTTGCACTGCTGATGATGGAGAAAACAATGAAGGAGAAAGGTCTTGTATCTTGTATAGTTAATACAGTTCATGATAGTATGGTCATAGATGTACACCCTGACGAGCAGACAGAAATGCTAGCAGTAGTAGCTGAAGTAGAGAGTAAGTTAGTAAGCACAGTAAATACGCTGTGGGATATTGATTTCAACTTACCTCTATCACTAGAAGCTAAGATGGGTAACAACTGGTTAGATCAAGTAGATTGCTAATAGTATAAAGGATAATGAGTATGAGTGAAGTAGCTTTAAACCAAGTAAGTCAAGAAGAGTTAATGCGCCTAACAGGTATGGCTAACGAGACAGGAGGTGGTGGTTCTAAGAACAAGCTGCCCCGTCTACGTATGTGGCATACCCCGTTGATGGGTGTCGTTGATGTTAATGGCAAGAAGAAGAAGATGGAAGTTGTAGAGGCAGGGCAGTATCGTCTTGAGCAAGAAGACGGAACATTCGCTTATGCACCAGAGGCTAACGTCCGATTCTTTATGCAGTCTTTTATGTACAAGCGTTACATCAGTGACCCTTCCAACAGTCGTTATGTTAAGACTCTTATGTCTGATAACCTTAACGTAGATCTTAAAGATACGGATGGTGGGTTCAACTGCGGTAAGCCAGCAGGTTTCATTGAAGACTGGAACTCAGTACCTGACAAGATGAAGGATCTAATCAAGTCAGTTAAGCGTGTCCGTGTATTGTTCGGTGAGATTGATATGGTCGGTGCTGTGAATGAGAAGGGAGAGCCTATTGATGTTAAGACTTCTCCATTCATCTGGGAGGTGGATAATCGTGAGGCATTCAAGACCTTCGGTGATGCCTTCAAGGAGATTGTTAAACGCAATCGTTCATTCATTCAGTTCAGCATTAACGTGACAGGTCTTGAGCGTGAAATGAACAATGGTCAGTCCTACTTTGTACCCAAGGTAGACGTTGACTACTCTTCAGACTTAGCTATTACAGAGCATGTGTTAGATATGCACCGCAATAGTTCTGAGTGGATCACGCAGTACAATGACTACATCAACTCAGAGTTTACTGCTAAGGCAGTGGAGACTTTGAACAGTGCTGATGAAGGCTTAGTGAATGAGTTTATAGATGTGGAGTAAACATGAACATACACGAATTAATGGTACAAAAATATCTTAATAGTGTAGTGGCAGGAGAGGGTGGCATGAGCCGCCCTGTTCTTGACTTCATGGTTAACGATGTTAAATTAGCGTTAGAAAAGCAACTCGTAGACAAGCGTAACCCAGACTTTAGGTTGCGTATGTCAAACATAGGTCGTTCTT